TTTCTGATTTATTTCTAACTGAGAACGAATTTTTAACAAACCTAATCTTAGTTTTGCTATATCTTGTTCTCTGTTAAGCAATAATTCATTTTGCATGTAAGCTGCATGTTCCATTTTATCGTATTCTATTTGCAATGATTGTGTCTCTTCATTGCTATGTATTCTGTTAGAATATGGTATACTTGAATTTATTCTACTCATAATGCTATCGATTCCTTTTCAGTTTTTTTTATTAAGTTAATTGTGTTTTTAATTATGTGTTTTTTTGCATGTTTACTTGCAAATGATGTATCTATTGTTATGAGTCTTTTTTTAACTAAATTCATTACTTCTTTTAGTTCTTTAAGCTCTTTTAGTTTTTTAGCTACATGCATTTCTTTGTAGTATGTATCCATATCATATCCTAGTTCTAACCAAGGTTCACTCATGATGCCTCCTTACGAGTATCTCTCCAGTTTAAAAACCACATCCATAACAAAAGAGTAATTACTATTGTTATGTTGGATCCAATAAACCATGAGATATATATCATCCAGTTTGGTATATCAATAATTACCATTACTTTTTCTCCTTTTTAACATCAGTTATGATTGCTTGTTCTACACCTACTTCACCCATAATTCTTACGAGTTTAGATAGTTGTGCACCTGATTGATTATGCTTGGTTTCAATGGTTGCACCATCAACAAGTAATTCAATATCATAACGTTTTTTATCAATAACAAAATCAGCAGCAGTTCGTGTTCCATGAGCTGCTAGTTTTATCATTTGATTTAGTGCCATTCCTAAATAACTGGCACCTTTTGCTACTGCTGTAAATGTTCCTAGTTTGCTCATATAACCTCCTTGTTTTCTATTGTTCCTAACTGACTTTGTTTTGTTTTTATTTGATCGTATTGTTGCAATAAATACATATCTAATAATCGATCACAAGCATGATTTCCAATATGTAATTTTTCATTTAGTGCTGTTTTTATTTCTTCAATATGTTCATCAATGATTGGTTCTACTGCATCAAATAAATGATCGTATAATAAATCTATTTCTAAATCACTCATAAGTTGTACCTCGCTGTGTCTGAGTCTTCTTTAATCCTACTTATAACTCGTATTAACTCTTTATTAATTAATGTTATTTTGTGTTGAATTGTGGCTGCTTCATAATACAATTCATCTAATTGTTGACTGATACTGTGTAGATCATTTGGTACACATCCCAAGTCTACAATAGCGTCTGATAGTGCTTCTCTATCATACACTTTATTTAAGTTACTATTTTGTAACGTTTTGCTTATATGTTCCATAATTGCTCCTGTTGTTGGTTAAGTTTTCTTGATAGATCCCTGTTATAGTGTATTCTTCAAAACACTCAGGGCAATAAGGTTTTTCATGATAAGTTTTAACAAACTCATCAGACCAAGGTAATCGTTTTTCTTGGGTTATTTCGTGGTATTGTATAGATGTATACGGATGTATAGTGCATTTCATGATTTTGTAACTCCCATTAATATGATTAGAAATAAAGGAAGCAGTCCAAGCCAATAGACTGCCTCCTCGTTGCACTTTTTAAGTCATAAAAGACATGTGCTTTTTACTTAACCATAGTATAAAATGTTTCATTATTGTTCTATTTTATTATCTTAATTATTGTCATAAAACTTGTTTTTTACGTGGTATAATGTAACATAAATGTTACAAATGTCCAAATTTAATTGGAAATATAGTTACAATTTTGTAATATCAATTGGATATACAAGGAAATATAATGAATATACCTAACCTTAATTCTTTACGAAGATATTTAACTAAAACACCTATTCCTATTAGTGAAATTAGTAAATCTTCTAAAGTCTCTAGAACTTCTATTCATAGATTTATTAATGGTGGTACTTTAAAGAAAAATACTGCAGATAAAATTATCAAAACAATACAAAATGTTTATAACGAACATCTTGTTGTTCATGATGATTTAAATCAAACTAAGGAGATTGATGTGAATGCTAGTTATGTAATCGGATTACAAAAAGACACAATAGATTCATTGAAAGATGGTCTTAGTATCTTAAAAGAAAGGATAGAACAATTAAAAAATGAATTGAAAGAAATGCAGAAAGTAAAAAATCTTATTGATCCAGATTGGGAAAAGATTCATTACGATGTGGTAACGTATCAAACATATAAAGAGAACTTTTCTAGGTTTACAAATTATGAAATAGTCCGTTATAAATTGTTTTATGCAAAACTTGGATATAATGAATCAGAGGCTGAAGTTTTATACAAAAAACATAAAAAAGTAATGTTGAACTTTGATTATGAAGATGAAAAATTTCAGCATAAAAGAACTGAGTCAGGTGACATTGTAGATATAGAAAGCCTTGATTGGGAAGGTGTTGTTTATAATGAATTAGATTATAAAAATTCTGAGGCTAGTTTTACTGACCATGCGAAAACTGTAAACTTTTTCAAATCATCTAAACAATTAGGTTTGTCTAGTTGTACGACTAGTCATCGAATTGCATACAAACATAAAGATGGTTCTAGTGTTCATGCTATAGTATATGTTTTATACGATATTACGGGAAAATCTAGCATGAGTAAAATTAAGTTTTTAAATCTGGATTAGCAGAAGCTTGTTAAACATTGTACCCATATCCTCAAAGTATTTGAGCGTAAGCACATGGCTTTTAAATAAAAGTAAAGGGCGTAAGCACCTTTTTAAAAAAGAAATACAAGGATGTCTCCCTGTACTTCTTTTCTTAGATGTTAAGACTCTAAACCAGACCTAGCTATCATAAACCGTACAGCTGATTTATCTTTTGCTAGATATTCAATTGGTTCGTTTGTTTCTCTGTCTATAAATAGACTCAAACCATTTGGTATTAGTTCAGTTTCTACAAATTTATCCATTTCTTCTACACCCTCATCTGTGCATTTTACCCAGACGTTGTAGATGTATTCTGTAGATTTGTCTTCTACTGCTTGTCCAATGCTAAATGGTTGATTAATCCATTCCTTACCGTCTTGCTTAGATCTTTGTAACCATAAGCTATTGTATCCAGCTTGTGATGTTTTGTTAGCTGTTGTTCTTAATTGAGTTAGTATTGATTTTAATGTTTTCATAACATTCTCCTATTTTCTTTGGTTAAGTGGCATAATTGCCAGACATAAAGGAAGTAGTCCTCCCTTTAATTTTTGTGTTACTTAGTACTATGATTATCCTTCTGTTTTTGGGGTTGCTTTGCTGAATTTGCTTTTAAATGTTTTTGCTATATCTTGATTGGTATAGCGTACAAATTCCTGAGGTGTGCCTTTCTTTAGTTCAAGTGCGATAGACCTACCTGTGTTGATTACTTTACTTACTCCAATGGCAGTAGCTCCTAGTGCATACCAGCCAGTTAGTTTTAATGACTCTTTAATATCTTTCATAATTATTCCTTTGTTTAATGTGTTAATAGAACTACGGTTAAAGAAATTCCAACGATAAGTGATGTCGTTAGAAAACTCCATATTAAGATGTTGCATATAGTTTTTATAAGGTTCATAGCTCTCCTTTGTTAAGTAGTGATATGTATTATCAGAGATAAAGGAGACAGTAGCGTAAGTGGTAGTATGTGTGTATGTACACTAGAGATGTGTATGGATTAGTAGATACTTGCGTGCGTGTTCGTATAGGGAAAGCAATTAGGGTAAGCTTGCTTACACCTAGTAGGTAAGTGGAACTAAAAAAGTCAACTCAACCTAATAAGTACTAAGCAACCCAAAATGTAGGGGGTACCATGTAACATGTTCCTTCCACTCCCATTCTAAAATAACTTTTTAAAAGAGTACATGGAACTTTATTTAAATTAAATCATTGTATTATTATAGATAGCAATATTAACTTAAAGTAATACATGAATAAAAAACAACCTAGAGAATACGAAGTGCTGAATGCAAACACAGGAAAGTGGGAACAGAAGACAATGACAGAAGATCAATACCAAGAAATAGTAAATAGACAAGAATTAAACCTAGAAGCAATTGAAGCAGAATATGAAATTGTATCTAAAATTATAGCTCAACAGATTGGTGTAGATCATTCTGATAAGAAGAGTATGGATTAATAGTAATATATATAAATATATATATAACAATATAGCTACATGAACCATATAGCTATATGGTAGTATAGCTACACTAGTGAAAATAAAAAGAAGAATACAAGGAAAAACAAATGAATACTTTGTGTATTCCAAAGCAGAAGCGGATAATAAAAAGATTTCCTATGTACCTTGGAAACAAGCAGAGGTAGGAGACTGGGCATTAACCGATGATGGTTTTATATCTGAATGTTTTGATCGCAAAAGCTATACAGATAAAGGTGGTCACGTTAAAACGTTCATTAAACTTACTTGTGGGGTAGGCTGGGATTCTAGTTTTTCTAAAATAAATTTTTTAATAAATCACGAATATAGAGTATATAGCAAAACAAACCCTAAGAGGACATGGGATGATGAAGAAGTCAATAAGACAAGGAGCAAAAATACTATTAATGCTTACGCAAATATGCTATTGGGTAGCAATGCGATTGACTTTAACACTCTTGGACAAATCTATCGACCTGACCAACAGACTCCAGCAGCAACCGTTAGAAGATTCCTCAAACAAAAAGTAACAAAACGTATGATAGAAAAGAAAATTAAAGAATTACTGCACGATAAGTCGATAAATAAAGAATTTGCACTGGATAATATTATTCGTGCCTTAGCTATGGCAGAAGAAAAAGGGGATGTAAACAATTTTTTAAAGGCAAATGACTATTTATTAGACTTATTAGAAATGAAGCCAAATAAACAAATGATTACAGACACTGTACAAGTAGATGTTTCTAAACAAATTGCAGACACTATAGCCAAAGAAGAAAAAAAACTAACATTACAAAGGAAATTAGAGAAAAATGAACCCATTGAGTGAATTTGTAGAAGAATATGAAAATCTAGATAGCGATAACCTACTTCATCAGCAGCTAGAGATTGCTGTTCGTGCCTTACACGTGATTGCTGTAATGCATGAAGGAGATCCTGCTTTTTTATCTACGATAGCAATGGATGCCTTGAAAGAAATGGAAACATCTGGATATTACTACGATAGTTATTTATCAGAATATCTTTAAATGGCTGAATTTTGCACCTTAAAGAGCAAGATGTGTCCGTTTGCTGGTACATATAAGACTTCCATACATTGCGGTCTTAAAACGGGTATTTTAGAAGAAACAAAAATTGTAAACATGACGAAGTGTCCTTATAAACCAAAAAAAAGAAAACGATAGTGGCAGAAAAACATCGTAGTTACATCAAAGACAAGTTAAGTAAAAATATGATTATGTTTGGAAAAGTAATTATGTCCAATATGTTTTCTGCTGCCTCTCCAGAATTTCATTATAAGATTGCAGAATCGTTAATCGACGATACAAAAAAACAGATTAATATTATTGCCCCACGTGGTCACGCTAAATCCTCTATCGTTGGAGGTGTATATCCATTGTTCCATATTATGAATGACAGTGGGGCAAAGCTTATTGTACTAGTCTCTAGAACACAGGATCATGCCATTAAGCTTTTAGGTACAATTAAAGACACTTTAGAGTTCTCAGAAACCTTTCGACAGATTTATGGATACTGGGGGCAACATAGTGCAAAGCAATGGTCAAAAACAGAAATAGAATTAAAAGACGGTTCTATGATTATTTGTAAAGGTACTGGACAACAGCTTCGTGGAATTAAAGTAGGTAGTCAACGCCCTACGCTTATTATTGTAGATGATCCTGAAGATGAGAACAATACCAAAACAGCAGAAGCAATGGAGCAGAATCTTCGTTGGTTGCTACAGAGTGCTGTTCCTTCATTGGATCCGCAAAAAGGAAAGATTATTGTAATTGGTACTCCTCAACACCAACGATGCTTGGTAGAGATACTAAAGCAAATGGAAGGATGGGAGAATATGCATTTCAGTCCTGACATTGACAATAAAAAAGCATTATGGGAAGAGTGGCAACCTATATCAAAATTATTACAAAAAAAGAAAGAACTAGAGTCCATTGGTCGTTCTTCTGTTTTCTTTCGTGAGTATATGTGTCAAATTGTTGGAGATGAAGACCAGTTATTTCAACAATCCTATATCCAGTACCATGACTATAAATTAAAAATAGATTTAAC